GAGCCGCTTGATGGTGTTGTTCCTGTGCTGCTAGAAGGTGTTGATGAACCTACGGCAGGTGATGTGGTTGGGCTTGTAATAGTATTAGCCCATGCGTTCATGCTGTTCATTGTATTGCTGGTATAAACAGTCTCAATATGTCCGTCATAATACATATACTGAAATGCTGCACCATGAGCGGTGTCTACCTCAAAGACAACTGGTGATAATTTATCTTGACCGAATAAACTCTCGTCCCATTGTAGTCTCTGCATACCAATCATTAGGTCGTCAATAGTAGTTGCTTGCGCTAATAGACCAGCAGCATTCTCCATAAAGATAGTATAATGAACAGCACCACCTGTAGGAAATTCTACACCGTCATTTGTTTCTAGTCCTTGCACTAGTTTAGCAAGTGACTTAACGGCAGTCTGCATGTGTGGTTCTAGCGTCTGTAGAACTTCATCCATATACGATACACCGTCAGGACCTAGACCAGCGCCTGTCTTAGATAAATCGACTTGTGTTTCTGTTCCTGTATTAGGATTAGAAACGGTACTCATCATACCTGACGAAGCAGGAATACCACCGGCGGCCGATGTACCGCTACGACCATTATTCATCAACCCTTGAAACATCTGCGCCATGGACATTACCTGTCCTTGTAGCTGTTGCATCATCTGGTTATTCATCATCTTATCATTCTTCTGCTTGGCAGTAGGAATGCTTTTTAATTCTGGCAATCTAAAGCCAGTCATCTGGAACAATGCACCGTGTAGAGGCAAGCCGTCGAGCATATCTAATGAATGCTGCTCACCCTTTTCTTTAATCTTTCTAATCTTGGCGCCACGTTCTGTCTTTTCTTCAATCTGTGGAGGAACATTAACACCGATCTTTCTTGATGCCAACTCTTGCATAATGCTGCCGTCCATCAAGTTCTGTCCACCGATAGAACCGCCAGACGATCCTTTGCGGTTGCCGCTTGCTGCACCTAGAATAACACCACCAGGCTCACCCGCCTGCTTCAATACATATACGATTGTACCAGGATCAAGACCACCGCCGGTACTCATCTGTCCCATTTGTGTGGGGTTCTGTAGAAAGCCATTGAACCACAAATCGCTTAGATCATAATCTTGCTGACTCCAGCGACTAGGATCAAATAGCTTCATTGAGCCATCACGGCGCTGCGCTGGATCGGTCTTATCACCGCCAGCAATTACCATTGGTGTTATTTCACCATGGGGATGTGAAGGTGTGCTTGCGTTTCCCATTATACTATTCCCTGTCCAACTGTATTTGATACGCAATCGAGTGTAGTCGTAGCATAACCACCTTTCTGCACTCTATGAGTTAGTGATGCAACTAGATAATCACCAGACCCGTATAAATTCTGTCCTCTGTCTTTATCTTTCCATGTTAGAGAGATAACATCACCTACGCTGATATATGGATTCCATGCTACGATCATTCTAAGAGCAACTTTATCTTTTTCTAACAGACCCATTCTAGCTTGACGCTTTAATAGGTGCTGCTCGACATTTGATGGGCAACCATTTTGTTGACCGGCTGAACCTTTATTAGTTAGTGACTGTTTAAAGTTACCATTAGGGGCGCACATTTGCATACGACCACCGCCACCACCTGTAAGAAAGCCAGCGGCCATATCCATAGCGTTCATGAACGAACCTGCGTTGATATTTTGTCCTTGTTCATCTACACCATTTAATAGGTCAGATAGTAAATCAAAGTCACATGGGAACATAAACTGAATAGCAGGACGATTAAATGCGTTGGGTGTTCTATACTTCTCGTTATTATAATCTGCACCACCAGCCAAGCCAGTTTCAGAATGAAAGAATGTATATCTTGGTGCCTGTCTGGCCAAATGTGTCAATGAACGGAAGTTATGTGTAGGCTGCCAATAAGAACCGCCCTGCATAAAGTTAGCACCTTGGGCTCTATTAGAATATGTCATATAATGCACAAAAGATGGATCGTCACCATCTAGTGCCACATTGGCTTGCTGTGCAATTACTTGAAATGGGTGAATCATTTCCGCTGCATAATCACGAGCGGGTTCAGCAGTTTGAATATATGTGTTCTGAATATTTAAACAAGTGCCAAGAACCTCCTCTACAATCTTAGAAGGTGTGGTGCATTTCCAATATTTGCTTACAAGTTTCTTAGCATCGTCTAATAGAGATTGATCACATGCATGAACAGTAAATTCTTCAACCTGTGAAATATTGACTGGATGAAACTCTCTACCATCCATTCTATAAACTGTTTGCTGCAATGACATTTGATTACCATAACCATCTTCCATAGTAATCGTCATGGGCTTATTCTTGATGGCATCCCAATTCTTGAATACATCATTCTTGTAGATTTGAGATTGAAATGTCGCTGATGTTTGCAGACCTGGTGTCAATAAACTCTCGGTACAAGATACCTCTTTACAGGTAACCTGCGTATAGCTATCAGCACCACCAAGTTGTCCGTTTAGTCGGACTAAGCCACGATCAAAATAATTATCAGACATTAAAACAACTTCCTAATATAATCAGGTTTCTGTCCTGTTAGATATCTAAACTCGTCCATAATCTGGACATAGTATTCTGCTTTGATGACTTTGATTGAACGACGATCATCGTTCTTTCTATTCTCATAATCATAGCATGAGACTTCTTCACCACGAACAGTTACCTCAATCGAGTCATCACCAATATCATATGTGTCGGAACTATAATATGCACCACCAGTAGCTAGTGACTGATAATAATCGTATGGTACAGAAAGAGGATCATCGGTTATAATATCTTCATTGATTATAAAGCGAGTTTCATTGACCACATCTGTTCTGGTATTGCGTCTTTCAATGACCTTTTCATAATGATGTGCGGTTGTCTGGGATAGTTCAACTGAACCGTATTTGTCGGTAACAAACTGTTGAAATGAAGAATAATCTAGAGGCCATTCGTGTTGTGCATCTACAATATTATTGGCTAGCAGGATCATCCATGCTGCACCAGGATCGTTATAAAATCTTTCTGCAAGAAGTTCTGGTGTGTCACCATCTTCAATATCATATACAAAGTAAGATGAAATGTTATTCAATGCGTTCTGAATAACACCTAGACGAAAGAAGATATCAGTAACCAACTCATGAGAGCCTGCCTGAAAGGTGGATGTGTTGTTGATATCGTATTTGATTTTAGGAAACGAATCAAAGAAACTGCTGACTGCCATTTGTTATCCCTTAATGACCCATTCGTCGATTTTTAGTTGAACTGCTTTATCATATTCTTCTGGTAATATTCTAATAAACTTTGATCTAGTATGATCGTTTAGGTAACGATGCACGGCTTGTGGCATAATCTTGTATATTCTTTTAGTTCGTTCAAGCATAGTGATAAACTCTGCATTGTTTTTAAACCTATCACCCTCTCTCAGTGTTTGCTTAAACTCATTAACGGTTCGAACAAACAATCGACGCTCACCTGTAGGTAAGTAATGCATATTAACACCTAAGAATCCGTCTTTATATAACTTGATCGGAAACGCCATTGGGTAACGATCATATATGTTTAGAGTATCTTTGTGCTTAGGATCATACTTAAAGAAGTATAGATTACCTACTATCGATTTACCACCTCTATCACTATTTAACAAAGTTCTATGAACCTCACCACTAGTAAGGTCCATGGCTTTATTATTAATCCAATCAGTTAGGTCTTTTTGTGAGTAGTCTACCATAACTAGTATTTATCTCACTTTTTGAATAGATCCGCTTCTGTTATTAGTTTGAAAGTCCAGCCACGGTCAGCACAAAACTCCTCGGCTGCTTTCCACTTTGCTTGATTAACACCCCATGTGACAACTTCGGTGATATATCTTTTAGTCTTTCTCTTTTGTGGTGTTGGCTCTTTAGTCTGTCCTTTAGGTTTAACCTCTAGTAGATATGTCTGCTTGTTACCTTTACCATCTACAGCCTCAACATAAAAATCTACAAAGTATCTGTGTGGTCTGTTATCTACTGGTGAGATATATGGTATGACAATCTCCTCTGATGACCATGCTACTATATTTGAATTGGTGTCACACCAGTCCATAACTCTCTTTTCCCAGCCAGATCGATATACGATATTAGAAGCATCACCTTTATACTTCTCTGGTTTTGTGGGTTTGAATATTCCTTGTTTGTAATCGTAAGCCATAATATACCTCGCTAAATATATGTAGCATTGTCGGAGACATAAATGGCAGACTTACCAGTTTCATCATATTGCTTTCCATCTGACTTGATGGAGTCACCTGAATATGGTGCAATGATTCAATTCACAGCATATACACCACAGTCGTTTGCACAGGCGGCCGCCGCCAGAGCCGGTTTGACTAGCGGTAGAAAGATGCTTGATAACTTTTGGTTGTATATGCCAGGTGGTGGTCAATCAAACAATCTAAGTTTCCAGCAGGGTCACGAGTATGATGAAATTAAACTAGCAAGACTAGGTGCGGGTGTTGCATCTGCTGTTATTGGTGTTGGCTCCGATCTTATTCAAGGTGGTAATGCTCTTGCTGGTGGTCTATTCAGACGACAAATCAATCCGGGCGTCGAGGTTCTTTATAGAGGCACATCACTAAGAAGATATAACTTTTCATTTACATTTGCTCCGCAAAGCAAACCTGATGCTGATATGTTATATGGTACATCAACGGGTGATGGTATATTAAATCGTTTTAGATATTATGCTGCACCAGAGATTACTGGTATTACCAACTATGATAGCCTACAGTTTAAAAGCCCATCAGAATGGGAGATCAGTTTCTGGACTAAAGCTGCCGGCGGCTCATGGACAGAAAACACTAAGATTCCGAAAGTGACAAAAGGTGCTTTCGTTAGAGTCGATGTTGATTATAACCCAGAAACAGAGTTTAGTACCTTTGAAGATGGTGGGGCAGTCACATCAAGATTGACCATGGAATTTGTTGAAATGCAGATTGTAGATAAAACACTTATTAGTCAGGGATACTAATGGCATACCAAGGTAATAATCCACCCACACAAATAGCAATCAATGATATGCTATCTGCTCTCAATGGGCAGGATCAAGTCACCAAAAGTTGTCGCTTTATCGTTAGGATCAACCCACAGGGACTATTGAGCCGACTAAGCTATTTCAATGATATTAGCAAGAGTATGATCTTTGCATGTGACGCTGCCGAGTTTCCAGGTCGTGGCTTTCAGGTAGCAGAAATGCGCTACTACGGCCCTAAGCAAATGATGCCAGGCAACACAACATATGGTGATGGTATTACATTATCATTTCTTGTAAGAAGCAAGACATTCGAGCGCCAGCTATTTGACGATTGGATGGATATTATCAACCCATCAACATCATTTCACTTTAAGTATCCAGAAGATTACTACTCAACTATTGAGGTGTTTCATTATGCCGAGTTTGGTAAGAAAGATTCTGGTGTTAGTTCAGCTGGTGGTAGTTATTGGTCACCCGGTAATGGTATAACATCTGCATCACAACGTAACTCACAAAGCATAAGTCCTTCTGCCAACCCAACAATTAAATATGAACCAGAAGTCATTTACGGCTGGCGTTTATTAAAAGCAT